TGCTGGAAAAATGGATTGCTAACGGGATTGTGCTGCTCGCCCCTACCCCATCTTTCACCTATACGCAGAACCGCACCAATCGTAAGACAGGCGAAGTGGTAGAAACCACCATGACCAAACATGGTAATCCGCTTATCAATGTTGCTGCATGGCGTGAAAAGAACCGCCAGCAGGCAATTAAATGCCGCTACATCAAACCATAACTTGATTTTGCAAGTTAAGAGGGATCTGAGCATGTTTGATTTCAAGGTTTCTACCCATACTCATTATGACGATGCCTGTCGTAAATTCGCGTTAGCTCACAACATGGAAGACGTCGCTAAGCAGTCCGGCATGCGTGCGCAAACCCTGCGTAATAAATTGAATCCAGACCAGCCACATCAGCTTACCGTCTTAGAAGTTTTAGCTCTTACCGATGTCACTGAGGATGCAACATTAGTTGATGGCCTGCTTGCGCAAATCCAGTGCCTCCCCTGTGTGCCGGTAAATGAAGTCGCAGATGAAAAATTTCCCCTGTATGTCATGAAAGCCACCGCAGAAGTAGGCCAGTTAGCAGCTGGTGCAACCTCTACAGAACCTATGACTGCCAACTGTAAACGTGGCCTGCTGCAAAATGTTAATAGCGGTATTCGCTGTTTAACACTGGCCGCAATGGCAGTACAGGCGCGTATTCAGGCTAACCCGGCACTGTCTTCAACCGTCGATGCCATCAGCGGTATCAGTGCATCATTTGGCATGAGTTGAGGGGGAATCATGATCTCACTGGCTGCAAGGCTCACACGCCAAAGCCCATCCATGTCTTACGGACATGGCTGGATCATGGGAGAAAACGGTAAGCGCTGGAACCCGGCAATTCCGTCGTATTCAGAAGTAAAAGCACAGGCATTACCTAAGAGAGGCAAATCATGGCTATCGAAGGCGATTCCATGCTGGTCGAACTGACAGCCGGTCAACGTGTTGCGGCGCTGAATCATATTGCACTGCTTCGCGCGCAACTGATGGACGGTAATTGTGAAAAAGATGTAGCCCGTTTTATTGCTGAAATGCGCGATGTTACTGACAGCAATTATCAAGATAACAGGCGTGCTTTAAGTGCCATTTTCTTTCTGGCAAACATCGGTAAAGACCGGCACTCAGCCGATTTTACTGATCTCACTACTGATGAAAGAAACGCGTTGATTCGCGCAATGAACCACCTGAAAGCCGTTGTGAGTTTGTTCCCCAAACGAATGACTATTACGAACTAAATAATGCAAAGCAATTAATTGGCGTTAACCCGCCGGGATTCGCTTTGCCAGAAGAAAGGAAAACTACATGCTGAATAAATCACATGGTACCAGTAAACCTGCTTCATATATTGAACTCGATATGATGCTGAATGATGCGCGCAAGGAAGAGCGTCTTGCTCGTGCAGAACTTATGGCCTCACGCCTCAATGTATTGGCATGGAAGATCCGTAGTGATGGAATGACACACATCGAAGCAGCCGAGCTACTTAATCAGGAAGCGGAAAAAATTCAGGCTCAGATTGAGGAGGCGCACTAATGGCTGACTCAATGGACATCGTGCAGCAGCGCACCGATGAAATGCTGGCTCGAAATATCGCCAATATCGTCAATCGCGCGCCTGCTATAAGCGCCTCATTTTGTGAAGACTGTGATGCCCCCATTCCTGAAAAGCGCCGGCGCGCGTATCTGGGTGTAACTCGCTGCGTTTCCTGCCAGGAAATTGAGGAACATCGCAGTAAACACCGGCAGGGTAATTCCTGATGCATGAGGAATTTGCTTACCCGTGGAATGCTCCACGGGAAGCCATTTCCAGCCCCTATCCCACTTATGAGGAAATGCACAGCCGCAGTCAGATGATTGCGGCTTTAGTGCGTGCGCAGGAGTTGCTCGTTATGCAGCCTGCTCTGATACAACTCGAAGTTAAACGCCGCATCAGCAATCTGGAAAAGACGCAGGGAACAGCCCGCGCCAATGCGTACTTAGCAAAGACATTTGTTGAGCGCACATTGCCACGCGTTGAAACCGTTAACTCACAATATCGTGTCGGGGTAATGAAGGGGAGCACATTAAAGTTACTCGGCGGTAACGCAACTGAGCGTGACAATGCGGCTGTAGCCGGTGGTCAGCTTTTCAAGCTGATGCGCCGCTTCAACCGACTGCCTGACATGGCGCGCGCCGAAGTCGATCTACTGGCCGGGGATGTTGCTAATTTCATCCTCGCCGAGCTGGTACAGGCACACGCGCAGGCCAGCGACGAGTCAGATTACAAATACACGCACCGTGTTTACATGACCGCCGCCACCATCACCCGCGAGCTGAGCCAGACGCCTCCCCTGTGGGAAAAGGTCACGTCGCGCCTTTTTGACCCGGAGGAAGTTACTCCGGCAATCCTGCGTATGCAGACGGAAAAGTGGTGGAAAGGCAGGCTGCGTCGCGTGGCCGCATCATGGCGTGAACATCTTCAAATTGCCCTGGCTAACGTCAGCAAGAAGCATACCCCCTACGCCAGCAGCATGACCGTTTCAGAGTGGCGCGAGCAGAAGCGACGCACCCGTGAATTTCTGAAGGGAATGGAGCTGGAAGACGAGGAAGGCAACCGCATCAGCCTGATCGAGAAATACGATGGCAGTGTGGCCAACCCGGCGATCCGCCGCTGCGAGCTGATGACCCGCATTAGGGGCTTCGAAAACATCTGCAATGAAATGGGCTTTTTAGGCGAGTTCTACACGCTGACAGCCCCGTCACGCTATCACGCCACAATCAAAACCGGGCATCGTAACCGCAAATGGAACGGTGCCAGCCCGGCCGACACGCAGCGTTATCTCTGCAGTGTCTGGCAGAAAATCCGCGCCAAGCTGCACCGCGAAGAAATTCGCATCTTCGGGATCCGCGTTGCTGAGCCTCATCATGATGCAACACCGCACTGGCACATGCTCATGTTTATGCGCCCGGAACAGGCTGAGCGTGTGCGCGAGATTATGCGCGACTACGCCTGGCAGGAAGACGGCAGCGAGCTGACAACCGACAAGGCCCGTAAGGCCCGCTTTCACGCCGAGGCTATCGACCCGGAGAAAGGCAGCGCGACGGGTTACGTTGCTAAATACATTTCCAAAAATATCGATGGCTATGCGCTGGACGGCGAGACGGACGACGAAAGCGGCAAAGACCTTAAGGAAACCGCCTCGGCCGTTTCCGCATGGGCGGCACGCTGGCATATCCGGCAATTCCAGTTTGTGGGCGGCGCGCCGGTCACGGTTTACCGCGAACTGCGCCGCATGGCTGACAGCGAAACCGCGCACGACCTGAGTGTTGAGTTTGCCGCCGCGCATGACGCAGCTGATGCAGGAGACTGGGCCGGATACGTTAACGCGCAAGGAGGCCCGTTCGTGCGCCGCGACGAGCTGGCTGTGCGCACCTGGTATCAGGCAAGCGAAGAATTTAATGAATACGGTGAGGAAACCGTGCGCATCAAGGGCGTTTACGCAACTGAAGTTGGCGACGATACGCCAATTTTAACCCGTCTGATGCAATGGAAGATTGTCCCGAAACGTGCCGTTGATTTGGGTTTTGAATTTCAGGACGCGCCCGCGTCCTCTCGGAGTTCTGTCAATAACTGTACGGAGCCAACAGGCTCTGAAGCAGCTATCGATTTCACAAAGCCCCCTACTCGCGCCGAGCGAAGAAGGATTATTAAGCGATTAAGAGAAAATCCAGCGCAGCAGCAACCTGAGCCGGACAGATACCCACCTGAAGTGAGTCATTGCACAGAACGGGAGGCGTTGAAAAAGAGTTTCTTCGAGATCTCCAGGTTAACACTGTCCGACGGCGAAGCTGTGCGCATGATGAAAGGCTATACAATCAGGGTTGGGGAGCTTTCTTACTGGAGCGGTACAAGCGGCTATCTGTTCCATAGACGGAACAAGAATCCTGCTCCCTTAAAAAGATTTAATGCTCTTGCGAAAAAAAGCGGCATACCTGTGCCTGATTAATAAAACGGCAGTCGGACTAATCTGAGCCGCACGATTCTTTACGATTCCAAAACGCCATGATACTGTTTATACATACAGTATATTTTGACTAGAAGGAGTTAATCATTTGATGGACATAGATAATCTAAGCGAGACGGTTGCAC